AGCGCATCTACCCCGCCGAACAAGCCGAAGCTGCCCGAATTCAAACTGCCCAGCCGCTTCAAGCCCGGGCGTTTGCGGATAGTGCGCCCCGTGGTTACATAGGCATTTTTCAGCATCCTGAGCCGGTTCGCATCTGCCGAACTGGCCAGCTGCCGCACATCCAAGCCGCCATCGAAGCGGTCAAAAGTAATCGCCGGCATTACGCCCCCTAATCCATAATCTGTCCGTATTAAATCAGCTTTTTAATCGGTTACGTCAAAACAAAAGGCCACCTGTTTTTCAGGTAGCCTCCTTGTTCAGCCGTTGTTTACGGCACCAACTGGTGCGGTTTTACCGGCACGGCATACGGGTCATACAGCACCTTGCGTTCTTCGCCGTCCACGCCAAAATTATCCGCCTTGGCTTGGCGCAACATCACCGCATAGCGGTCGGTATAGAGCTGCACGTCCGATTGCCGGTAATGCCCCTTCGCCATCACCAAGGCCAAGGTCAGCAGCAAATCATCCGGCACGCTGCACCTATCATTATCCCGCTCAAAGCGTTTCGGCGCGGCATAGTATTCAATCCGAATCGGCACCGGCGCAGTTTCCGGCACCGGTTCAAATTCCAGCTGAATCGTGCCTTCCTCCCGTGCCGTCTGTTCGTAGTAGAGCGGCAAGCCTTTCTCCGGGATTTCGCCCACACGCGGCACCCCGGCCGACAGCCGATACCATTCCGCGCCGTCTTGGGCATACACCCCATACAGCACACCCATCGGCGCATCATCCGGCAAATCCAGTACCCGCTGTCCGATGCCTAAATCTTCGGTGTGCTTTTTCAGCAGATAGCGCCAATCCACCTCACGCCATAGCTGCGCCTGCGCCTGTTGCAGAAACTGGTTCAAAATCGGAATCTGCAAATCAATCACGCCGGCCTGCGCGCCAAAGCCCAGCGATACCGCCAGGCTTTCACGCAACTGCGCCAACGTTCTAAACTGCTGCCTCATCGCCGCCACCTTCTACCGGTTCGGCTTCAGCCGCTTTCCTGCCGCCGCGCTTGCCGGGCTTCGGTTCGGTTTCAGGCTCAGCTACGCCGCGCTGCATCATTTCAGACAGGCTTAAATCAGACGGATACAGCACATCCACCCAATAAGCATCTTCTGTTTTCAAGCCGTATTTCAGGCGCAGGCGTTCGCGCTCATCTCGCACATCGCCAAATTCCAGCACCCCGGCAGGCTCTTCCGAACGCAGGCGCATACCGTCCGCGCCGTGAATCATCGCCATCAGTTCCGCTTCGTGGCGCGGCACACAAGCCGGAATTTCCGTCTCCATACCGCGCACCACCAATACATCAAACATTTTCAACAGCATATTTCATCCTTTGCCGCTTCATTAAAAACAGGCTACCTGAAGCCAAACCAATGGCCGTCAGGTAGCCGCTAGCCACTATTTCAGCGCCAACACCGCATGCGCAGAAGGCATGTTCATGGTCAAGGCACCGCGCCACAACAACGCCCAATAATGGTTGTAGTTGTCTTTACTGCGCGGCGGATGGCGGGTCACGAAATCGCTACCGCTAATCGGGCGCAGGGCGAGATGGTTCATATTCAGGAAGTAGCAGCGCTTACTCCACGCGGTCGGCGTGGTATCCGCACCGGCAAAGTTATCATCCCATTCCGGGCAATACTCGATGGGAATACCCTTCCAATATAGGCCGGAAGTGGACATATCCGCGCTTACGCCGCCCTTGCCGGCATCGGTAACTTGACGGGAAGCCGCGCCAATCGTGCCGCTGGTTTGTGCCGCTTTGCGGTAGGCATCAATGAAATCGGCACCGGCCAAAATCACATTCGGCATACCTTGCGCACGGCGGATACAAGCACGCCAGGCTTTTTCCATCTGTTCCTGAATGGTGGCCGGCATCAGCGCCTTATCCACATAATGCCTCCACCAAGTAGCGGTTGCACGGTCAATGCCGCCAGCCTTACCGGTGGCATTATCCAAAGGCAACAAGCCGTCCAAGCCCACAATCTGCTTGGGCGAGCTGGCACCGGATAAATGCAAGTCGCGGCTGAAACGCTCCTGCGCGCCCAGCTTCAAGGCTTCCATTTTCTCTTGCAGCAGGTTGGTCAGCTGGATTTTCTCCGCGCCGGAAATATTGCCGCCGTTTCCGGAATCATCCATCTTGATGCCGTTGGCCACCAGCTCCGCTTCGTTTACCGCCATGCCGTCGTGGAACTCATACCACGGGAAGCGGCTCTGCTCCAACGTATCGCGCTTGGTATATTGCAGCGTATCGCCGGAATCAAACCATTGCCCCGCGCTGCCGTAGTTCTTGCGGATTTGTTCCACAATATGCTCTTTCGCACCGGCAAACGGTTTTTTCTTGGCAGACAGATGCTTCAGCAGCGGGCGCTGCATATCCACCATATCAATCGGGTTATTTTTCAAGTAAAAATCCAAACCGGCCTTACCCACTTGAGCCAGTTCAGCAGCAGTAATAGACATCGCCAATCTCCATAAAACAATCAAAAAGCCGACTGCCCTTGCAGATGCGAACCTGCTACGCCATCACACGCGGCGAACCGTGCTTACGCCTATAGTCGGATAGCCTAATTATCCCCAAGTTTTAATCGGTTACTTCAGCCAGGCAAAACAAAAGCAGCCAGAAGGCTGCTCGTGTTGCGATGAATACATCACGCGTTCAATTGGTGATAGCGGGCTTTCTCCGCACTATCGCCATCCCAGGGGAAGTATTGGAAATATTCGTTGTCTGGCACGCTGATGCCCGCCTGTTCGGCCACGTTGCGCAGGAACATGATACTGTCGGCGGCGTGGTCGTTCAGGGTGGCTGCCAGGCGGCGGTTCAGCCCGCGTATCGCCGCCCGGTGCTGGTAGATAAATTCGGCGCAGTACAGGCTGTTGATTACAGCACCTTGCAAGTTGCGCAGGGGTTTTTGTTGCAAGTTTTCAGGTAGCCTATCCAACACTTCGCCGTTCAGCCCGCTTTGTAATGTGAGCGAATGCACATAAGCCACCGCAGCAGGCAACAACGGGGCGGCGATTTGGTCGATATGCGCCACGCCGAAGCGCTGATGCACCATGCGGTAGGCAGCCGAATAATCGATACCGCAGCGGGCTACCAGCAGCTTGACCGCGTCCACCAAGCCGCGCCGCTCGTCTATCGTGGTTTGGGTTTCCAGCTTGGGGCTACCTGAAACCTCTTCCTGTGTATCGAGAAACGCGCGGATAACTTTCAACGAGAAGGCCGGGGAAATCCACATGCCGTAGTGAACCACCAGCTCTTTACTTACGAAAGTGCCAAGCCCTTGTTTCTTTTGGATAGATTCTAATTCCTCAGATTTGAGGTATTCAATTAAATCAATAGCTTGCTGACTACGCAGCCAGTTTGCAGGCTGATGACGTTTCTCACCGCCTGCTGCTTTATGTAAATCGTTGAGGGAATAGAGGTTGTCGAATTGACGGATAGCCACATTGGCCACAGAGATTGCGTTCATGATGAACTCCTTGACAGTTTAGTTAGTGTTGCCGCTGAATAAGGCGGCGGGCTTCAACTACCGTGTCAAGACGGCTCGCAGTATTCCCCGAAGGTGTTGTATTTCTGCGTATAGACCCGCCAGAGAAACTTGGCGTCTTGTGCCGCTAATCTCATGCAAGGAGAGAGCAACGAAACCGATAGGCACAAAAAATGCGCGCTGACGGGGCGGATATCCGCTTGACATTTAGTAGTGCGGCTATAGTATGACAAATTGTTTTATTGGTCAATACGGCAGTTATCATGAAGAAATATTGGTGGTTGGGATTGATACCAGTCTTTTCGCTAATCGGGTATTTAGTTACGGGCTCAATCAGCGGTGCATTATGGGGGATTGTTATTGTGCCGTTTTTATTATGCACACTAGGCATTGGCACGATGATTGGAACATTTATTGTCGGCATTGTGGTACAAGTCATTATAGTAATAGTATTTGTTTGTTCTGATGCACTAGGCCATCCCATCCGCCTGCCAGACACCACAGGAAACAAGGTGCTGGATAAAATCATAGGGATATTGTTTATCGCCCTGCTGATTGTATGTGGCTTCCTGCTGATGTGGTGGCTTGGAGCGTGGCATGGGCCGGGGACAACGTATCAACTCGATTGCGATAAACAAGGATGCTACTAAATAAACAAAGCCCGCTTATTACCGCGGGCTTTTGTGTTCATACAAACAACCAAAAAATATTATCACTACCGTGTCCGTCCACAGATTAGGATGTACACATACTCACCAATAGTATCTGGTTTAACTGAAAAATATTGCAAATATGAACTCTCTGTATGTTCGACAGCCCTCCCCCTCCAGTAAGAAGCACTCGACACCGCAGCTAGCCGCCTGTTTTGACAATCTGCTGCATATAATGTCATATCTTCATCATATCGATGCCTGTTAGTTGCGCCATGACTGTTTTGTCGTGCGAAAAGCGTTTTAATCCAAACCTGGCTACCATGATTGTAGGTTTGGGGGTCATAAAACAGTTCATCCCCATCTCTAGTGCTTCCGAGATACGCCCACCTATCATTCATCTGCTCCGCATTCGCTACCATCCCTGCCAACACCAGCAATACTCCTAATAATACTTTTTTCACTTTCCACCTCCTTTACACAATCCAACATTCCACCATCATACCCCAAGCCCAACAAAAAAGGCAGCCGAAGCTGCCAAGTTCCGTCCCAAGGTAAACCCTTACAAGCCGCCAAACATCGCATCTTCCAGCGTCTGCGGTTCGGCTCGTGCCGCTGCTGCTGCCGAAGCGCGCAACGGTTGCACAGCTTGGCGTACCGGCGCCATCGTCTGCTTGATGCCGTTATAGAATGCCTGAATGGCCGGCAGCCATTGTTCCGGCGGCAGGCTGCCTAATTGCGTTTGCGCGTATTCCACCAGCTTCGGCTCAATCTGCGGCCACATCAAATCCGTTTTCGCCATCTGCGCAGAGAAGTCGTTAATACCCTGCGCCGCCTGATTGCGTGTTTCCTGCCATTGCTGTTGTTGCAATAACTCCTGCTGTTGCCGTGCCTGCTGCTGCTTCAGCATCTCCTGCTGCTGTTGCTGCTGCCAACGAGCCGCCGCCACTTGGCGCGCCATCTCCGCATCCAGCCCCATTTCGCCAATCTGCTGCTGCAAATCAGGATAGGCACTCAACAAATCCGCCTGCAAGCTGCGCCCGCTCAAGGCTTCAAACTGCTGGATTTGGCGGCGCAAATAGGCTTCCACCGTATCGAAATCCCCTGTCTTGACTGCTTTGGCATAGTCGAACAGCTGCGCCACTTCTTCGCCGTTGTTGCAGCTTTCCTGCGCCAAACGTTGGAACTCCTGCACCGTCTCGTCCATCTGCTGATAATAGGCATCCTTGGCGCGGTATTCCTTCACTTGGTTGGCCAGTTCGCGGAAGCGCGCGCTGGCTTTCTCGCCCAAACCTTCCGGCTCGGTTAAATCCGCATCTTGCGCCGGTTCGGTCGGCTGTTCCGCTGCCGGCTTATCTTCTGCCGGCTTGTCTGCCACTTCAGCATTTTCAGCGGGCGCAGCTTCCGGCTGTTCCTGCTCCGGTGCCGCTTCGGCGGCTTCAAGTTCCGCGCCAAACATCGCCTCTTCCAAGCTCTGCGGCTCGGGCTGGGTTTCCGGTTGCTGTTGTTCGGCTTGGGTTGCTTGTTCGGCTTGCGCTTCCTGCTCAGCTGCTATTTTCACTTCTTCGCTCATTGCATTTCTCCGTTGGGTTGTGTCTCGTCATTCGGTAATTGCTGCGGGTCGATGCCCATGTTCTGCGGCATCATCTGCCCCAGTGCCTGCATCATCTGTTGCCGCATCAAGTCTTGGGTCATATCCGGGATAAACTCGTCCAAGTCGATACGTTCGTCAAAGCGGTTTAAGGTTTCTTCCAGCATCTTGCGCAACGCCCCCGCCATCCCGTTCTGCCCCTGCATCTGTAGCTGTGCCATTTGTCCGATGGTGTCGCGGAATACCGGCATCAGTTGCAGCCATTGGTCGCGCTCTTGGAACTTGTTGGGCTTGCTCATGCTGCCCGCCTTAATCTCCACCGCCAAATAGCGGAAGGCCACGTCAGGCGTGAGGTTTTGCCACTTGCCGGCGGTGCCCAGAATCTGCGCCACTTCATCCGGCGAATAACTCTGCACCAAGATTTCCAAGGCATAGCGCGCCATCTCGCGCATCAAATCCTCCATCGTGTCCTGTCGTTCGGAAATCCCGCTTTGCATGCCCATGCTCATGATTTCCGCTTCCGTAGCCGTCTTGGCACGGTTGATATAACCACGCGCCGCATCGCCGGAGCGGGTAGTCATCTCCACATCACGGAACACCATACTCGGGTCAAACAAGCCCTGATTGATTTCCGGCAGCGGGAATTGCTGGATACTGTAGGCAATCGGCTGGCTGGGGTTGATATTGGCCGCCACCCACGAGCCGGTTTCATCATCGCGCACCCTGTCCACCAAACGCTGCGAATCGCCGGCCGACAAATCGCCCGCTTTCGGCACCACCCAAACCGGCTTGTTATATTGCCGGCTGTTGCGTACCTGGCTGCGCAAATGGCTGTATTCGTCTTGGTAGTCGATTAAGGTTTGCACGTCCGACAGCGGCCAAAACCGGCCGTCTACCGGGTTGAACATCAGCAGGAAAAACGGATACCAACGCTCGCCGGTCGGCTGCGGGCGATACGGTTCGCGCGCCCATTCCCCCGCGCCACGGGCAAAGGTGTAAACATGCTGGGTCGATTTATCCCACACCTCCCACACTTCCAAGAGCTGCTCCGCTTCGTCCACCATGCCGTTGTTGTTCTGCCGGTTGCCGGTGTAATCGCCCTTGTCCTTACCGTAGATGCGCGCCCCTTGCGGCAGTTCCTGCTTGGCGAATAAACGCTTGTACTCTTCCGCCGTCATCCATACCCGCTGCCCCAAGGCTTGCGCGTTCAGGTAGTCGCCCAGCTCGCGCACCCCGTCATCCAGCACGAACATATCTTCACTGGCAATCCTGTCCAGCACCAAACCCTTTTGCAGATACAGCTCCGCCTCCCCGCGCAAAGCCGCTTCCACATGTTCGGTCTGCATCGTCAGTTCCTGCTGTACCGTTTCTTTGTCCGTGCCGGCCGCATCCAAAGCCAGCTTTAACGCATCCAACTGCGCCACGTTATCCTGCGCATCCGGCAGGCGGTTGTGCTGTAGCGGGTCGGTGCGGTAGTTATCCTGCAAGGTCAGCTTTAGCCAGCCCGTGCCGGTGGTCAGGGTGGACAGCAGGCAAGACTTCATACGCCGCTTCAAATCCGTTCCCAACACCAGCTCGTGCTGCAACAAATCCTCCGCCGTCTGCGCGAAGTCCAGCCACGGCGACACTTCGCCCGCCACCGACACCGCCGCCTTGCCCGGGCGGATTTCGATTTCCGGGTTTTTCGCATATAGCGCCGGGATTAACGCCGACATCGTGCTGAAAATCAGATACGGATTAACTTTCCGCTCCGTGTTTTTCTTGGCTAAATCCACCGCCTCACGGCAGGTCGTAAACAGCTTATGCTGCTTCTCCGCATTCTTCAGCGCCCGCCCTACGCGGCTGTCCCACTTTTTCAGCAGCGCATTGCCGCCGCCGGTGCCATCCGTCAAATTCATACGCCCTCCGCTAAATATCCAGTATTATCAGCCCGTTTTAATCGGTTACTTTATATCTTCAGCCAATCAGGCCGTTCATGCCGTTGCGGCTTCTGCGGCGGCGAAATCACACGGGTCATGCACAAATAGCGCAAAGTATCCGGCGCATGGTCTTCCATATCGCTGTCCACATCCTCCGGGTTGTGCTTGTCGTGCTGCAAGGCAGGCAGCGTGCGGATTAAGTCGCGGCAGGTATCAAACACATACAGCAACGGCTCGCCCTCACTGCCCGCCGTGCCTTGCAAACGCAAATGCACCTGCTGCCAGCCCGCCACCCGTTTATTGTCTGCCGGCCAAAACTGCACCCCAGCCTTCTGCATCGTCTCTGCTTGCGATTCCCCGCCGTTGCTGGCGAATATCGCCGGGTCGGCCACCATCTGCGCAAAGCGCTCATCACGGCTCATCCGCTTAATCCCAGCCGCAATCTCATTCGCAGGCAGGCGCAAGCCCACATTCGCCTCCCCGGTCGAGCCATACCACTCCCGATACACCACCACCGCATTTTTCGGCAGCAGCCGCGAAGTACCCGGCAGCCTAAACGTACCATCCGACACCGCGCCCCACAGCACACAAAACGGCTTGGCATAGCCCCAGTCAAACGCCATGATGCGCGGCCAATGCACCGGCAACGAGAACGGCGGCAGCACATGCCGCTCACGGCGGAACTCCGCAAAGTACGCCCCGTCCACAATATCCCAATCGCCATTCTTCATTGCCGCCACCAGCGAAGGCGAACCCAAGCCCGCCAACCGGCTTTCATATTGCGGGTCGTTCTCCAGCAGGGTCGGGTTATCCGACAGCCGCGCCGGAATGTATTGCCGCAGCATCCCCCCTTCCGCTTCCGGCGTGCGCGTAATCTCCATCGGCGGCGCATAATCCACAAACATCGCCTTAACCCACGCATGCCCGATATTGCCCGGATTACTGCCGCACAAAATCAACGGCAGCTTGTGCCGGTATTCCTTCGGCACTTTCAGCCCGCCCAAGCGCACACGCCCGCGCAGAAAGCGGTAAATACTCTCCGTGAACAAAGTCAATTCATCAATCAGCAGCACATGGATTTCCGCGCCCTGATACTTGTACATATCCTTTTCATGCTGGCAATGACACAAATAAATTTTCGCCCCATTCCAAAACTCGAAAATCCCCTTACTGTCGTTAAACTTCACATACCCCGACTGCATCAGCGGCGCCAACATCGCGCGCAAGCCGCTCACCCCGTCCAGATGGTTCTTGCGCAAATCATCCGACACCCGGCGGAACAGATACACCTGCAAGCCATCAACCGCCATGCACAGCATCAACGCCACCACCCGCATCAGATGGCTTTTGCCGCCGCCCGCCGCCCCGCCGTATAGGATTTCCGTCGCCCGGCTTAAAAACGCATCCGACTGCCGCTTGTGCAGCTTCAAACGCACTTCACTCATGGGCTAACTCCACCACAATCTTCGGCGGGGTCGGCGTTACATCCTCCACCTTGTCCACAAACATGCCCAAATGCTTGCCCAACAAGTCCAAAGCCTTGCCCGCGCCGGTCGGCTCCAGCGCATACACTTCCACCTCCCGCGCCGTTACTTCGCCCAGCTGCGCATTCTTCACAACTTCCGTTATCCGCACCGGCTTTCTACCCATGCAAATATCCCGCAGTTCGCGCAAATCCCGGACTACTTCGTCTTGGGTCAATTCCACCCGCGCCGAACGTTTAGCCTGCCTTTCCTGAATTGCCTGCTGAATGTTGGGTTTTGTTAGGTTTTCATGCCCAATAAACCGCGCCGTCTGCTCGCTATACCCCGCCCGAATCGCCGCCTGCGTGGCATTCAAATCCACCAAATATTCTTCAACAAACCTTTCCTGCTTCGGTGTCATTACTCCATCTCCTCATCCAAACATTGCCCGCCCATCCATCCCGCGCATCTTCCGCCGTCGCCAGCCGGTAGTAACGCACCTGCACCGAACGGAAGCCCCAATAGCGCATTTTCATGCAGCGCAGTTCCCGCAGCCGCTCACACACCACCAAGCCCTCATCCGACAAATCCGCCAAGTGGCGCATCACCAGCTTTTCATTACGCCCCAGCCGCGCCGCCAACTCACACGCACTTTGCTTACCGTGCGAACGCAAACCGTCTAACAGCTCATCACGCAGCAATCTGCCCTGTGTCATCATCTGCCCGTCCGCCAAACTCCACCCCATTACCCGCCGCCCAAGCCTGCACATACTCAATCAGGCTCGCCATACGCCGCACTCCCATCCGTGCCGTGCTTTCGCGTAGGTTGATGACTTCGCCTTCTAAGCCAATCGCCATTTCAGCCGTGCCGCCCGTAGCAATCCGATGCCCCGACACAAAAATCATCTTCCATTGCTCGATTGAGCGTTTTTGGCCGTTGAAAGTTTTCTGTTTCGCAATATCCCCCAGCATCGCGTGCAGCTTCGCGTTCTGGTCGTCCGTGCGGGTTTTCTCCCGTACTTCCACGACTGCCTTGTCATGCACTTGCAATAGCGTTCCTGCCATCTCATACGCCAGCCGCATCACATCCCGCCGGTTATCCCGTGTGATGTAGCGCTTAAACTTTTGCGTCATTCGATTTCCCTAGCCTTCCTGCGGTACTCTGCCGCCAGTTCGCGCAAGTCCGGCTTACCGTAATGCTTCTCCGATTGGTCGGCTTCGATGCGTTCCACTTCCGCCAGCCCAATGCGTTCAATCAAGCCTTGGCGGTAGGCCACCACATTGCCGGACAAGTGGCAATTACAGTGTTTGCATTGTCCGTGCACGTTGTTTTCATCAAAGCGCAGATGGGGCGAACTGCCTACGCTGCGGTAATGCCCCGCGTCATAGCTGTTTGGCTCGCCGCCTAATGGCTTGCCGCAGCTGATGCAAGGCTTGCCCCTATCCCGCAATCGAATGTAGCGGTTGAACGCCTGCTGCGCCTTCTTGGTTAATTCCGGCACGGTTTCCAGCTTGTGCCGCATCGCTGCTGTCTTCGCCCGCTCCTTGCGCTTGGCTTCAGCCTTGGCTTTAATCGCTGCCTTGCGCCGCCGTTCCATCCCCAGCTTTACCCCGCATTCAATCGAGCAGAAGTCTTGGAACGGTCGGTTTTTCGGCTTCTCAAACACACAGCCGCAGACTTTGCATTTACGCTTGGCCATGTTTCACTTCCTCCAAAATCTCTTCACGGGTCGGCGCACCGGATAAGGCGGTCAGCTGGTGCAGCATCTTCTCTTGCAGCTTCCTGCTTGGCCGACAGCGGCGGACTTGTTCGGCGCAGCACGCCGGGCAGCGGAAATTCAGCACAGAGCCGGTAGGCGGGCAGCAGGGGCAGGCGTTAGACATTAAACGGGTCATCTTTTGCCTCCTGCTCAACCTGTGCCGGCGCTTCCCATGGATCGGGCTGATCCACAAACCGCTGATATCGTCCTTGCCAACCCACAATGACTGATCCGCGTTCGCCGTCTCGATTCTTAGCCAAAATAAGTTCGGCTTCGTTTTGGTTTACACTTTCATCGTAGTAGCCGGGGCGGTAAGGAAAGATGATGATGTTGGCGTTTTGTTCGATGCCGCCTGATTCACGCAGATCAGACATTTGCGGGCGTTTGTCAGGCCGTCCGTTTACCGCACGGGACAACTGCGCCACCAGCAGCACGTGAATATCCAATTCCATGGCCAGCCGTTTTAATCTGGCCGTGATCTCGTCTAGCTCCTGCACCGTGTTTTTGTTCGGGCGCGGCATCAGGTGCAAGTGATCCACCACCAACAAATCCAAGCCTTGCTTACGCTTCATCGCGCGGCATCTGGCTGCCAGCCGTTCCACACCCACCATTTCCGTGTCGATCAGGAAAGACCAGCTCGCAGATAAATTGACATAGTCGTTGTAGTGATCCCATTCCTCACGGTTCATCACCGCCGTGCGCAAATGGCCGTAATCAATCCCGAACTGGGCAGACGCCCCGCGATCAGTCAGATCGGTAGAGTTCATTTCGTAACTTTGGAAACGTACCTTGAGACCATTGCGGGCACAGCAGCGGGCAATGTTTTCCGCCAGTACGGACTTGCCCATACTTGGCCGCCCGCCGATCACAGTCAGATCGCCACGGCGCAGGCCGTTGGTGTATTCGTTGAGTTTCGGCAGCCCGGTATCAAACCCGATCAAGCCG